GTAGAATTATAACCTAATTTGATTACATTAAACCTCCTACATTATGAGGACCTATAAAATTCCTCAGACAATTAAATATTATTATTATTAATAACCAAAACCACCCATCAGGGTGTAAAAAAAAAAACTTAATAATAATAAGATTTAACCATGACTAGATAATCATGTTGTAACCCTGAAGGAAAGTGTAATATGATCAGAAATTTAAAATTTTGTGTTGAAATTCTCAATACTAACCACTAATAAATGTGCACCGCAGCCTGTTTGAGTTTCTTCAACAATGGAGCACCAATGAGGTAACCAAAGTTGAAGTCATCTCCAGCAGCCTGATAAATGACGAAAGGTTTGCTTTGATTATCAGCACTACCACCTGAATCAAAGAATAGGCGATAGCGCATGACATAATCGTCAGCATTAGAAAGGGCTGTCCCATTCGAAACTACTTGAATGGGAGTTTGCGAGTAAAAAGGAACAGAGACTTCACAACATTTGTTGTTAACTCCATCCACCATATGGGCAAAGGAACCCTTGGAAGAAGCAAAATTTTCATAATTTGGAAAATATTGCTTTGTGATTTTAGGTTCATGAACTGGTCCATTAACCTGAAGGGATGTTTCAAGATAAGCTCTAACAGCAAATTGCTGGATAGCATTATCTCCAGTGGACGAATTACCAGAAAACGCTTTGAATCTGCGACTACCAGACCAAAACCTATAGATTTTTGAAATGTATTCAATTGGACACTCACAATTAGTGTAAGAACCAACAATTTTGAAATCAGAATCATAGATTGGAAAGGGACCATTGTAAGTGCTTTCAATTGGGTAAGAAACTCCAAAATAAACTGGATCAATGACAACTTGTCCAGAACTCAAATTGTTGGAAGTAGTAGCTTCCTTGAAAACAAAAGGTGTGAATCTCTTCAAAAGAACACGGAAATTGGTTGCTTTTTCACCAATGCAAAGTGTTGAAGCATTGGAGAAAGAAGAATTGGAATTGAAAAACTGAGTAAAAGTGTTTCCGTCCAATTGTTCTGTGTGAGTAGAAGCATCAGTAATAGTTTGAAAAGCTTGTGCTTCTGGAACTACTTGCTCTTCTTCTTCCTCAGAGGCAGGTGTGTTGCTAGGATCTTCTTCTAGCTCTTCTTCAATGACATCTGGAAACTGCATCTCAAGATCCCGCTTTGCTCTCGTAAGAGAAAAAGTGGGATACTGATTTGAACAGGGTCGGAAATTTGAAAAGGATGGCACAGCTAATTCAAAAGAATCACCTGCAGAAATCCATGTCAAAATGTCAACACTGTTGGAAGCAGCACCAGCGGAACGAAGCTGATTAAGAACTTCGATCTGGAGGACGCCAGTAAAGTAATTGAGGTTGTTCGAACCTTCAATTGCTGGACCTGCTTCAGAGGGAGAAGGACCATAAGGGTTGTCGAGAATTTCAGATGTCAAATCTGTGATCAACCATGGTTTTGGAGTGACATAAGGGACTTCAATGTCAATTTCTGATGAAGATGACAAATCAAGAATCCAAGAGTACGCATTGTCTGCATTATAAACTGCAGATGTTGACATTGCTCCCGGGTGAAATGAGATTCGAAGTCTCCCTGTATGAAAACCTGTCTTTGCAACTGAGATTCTATATCGAAGTGAACCATGCCAAAATCGGAAGATTGAGGTTGCAAAAGCGAGCAATGTAGACTCATAACCTGCTTGACTAAGATGACAAATACCGGGACCAACAAACAAGGAGTAAATACGACCAGTTGAAGTAGTACTCCAAGCGTCAGAACGGAGAAAACAAGATTTCTTGCAGACGTAAGAAATATCAAGTTCGTCAATAGATGTAGAGAAGAGATTAGACTCCACAGCGAGACTATTATCGGGTATGACACCAAGATTGACAGAATTATCAGGACCCTCCCCATGTGTAAATCCTTTTGCTGGCACATTATAATGCATCTTGGTTTTTCAACATCAACTGGCTTGGAATACCCAGCAGCAACTGCAGTTCCTAGCCTTGAAAGCCAAGAGAGTGGTGTCTTGAGAGGGGCCAACATTGGTGTTGAAGCAGCAATGACTTTGCCCAAAGAAGAAGTGACTAGAGAAGACATAGCTTGATGTTCGGATTCAGAAATTTGAGCATGTGGATAGTTCTTATACCATTCATCTTCATCTTTGGAATCTGCTTGAGAAAAAGCAAAGTAGCCAGTTTTTGTGATGTCTGTTTTGAAAATTGCAGAAACGTAGCAATCATCCAGTGTAGAATAAGTTGCAAAAGTTGCAAGTTGGTGAGATGCAGAATTGATTTCAACAAGAGCTTCACCATTATTCACCTTGTAAGACACCTTAGTGTTTGGACCATAGAAGTCAATACGATAACCAACAACAACAAAGAAGTCAGTTGTCAGAACGTATTGGTCAACAGGACACTGAAGAATTCCAGGAATTGAACAAGCAGTACTGCTATAAGCAGCATCTGACTTGTAATTCAAGAAAAGGTAGTAAGGTGTAACATATTCGTGACCATCTTCATAAGCCATGATTGAATTTGCTCCTTGAATCATGGTCATTGAAATGTTACTATCAGGTCCTGACTGAGACATATCAGTTCCAAGCACACCAGTATAACCTTGCAAAGTTGTAATAACAATGTTATACTCAGCAGGTGCATTTGGATGTTGAACAGTTGTAGCTTTAAAAACTGTTCCTACTGGAACCATTATGCAACTGACAGGTGTGTTAAAAGGTGTTGGAAAAATTGCAAATGATTCAGTTGCAATTGCTTTGTCAACACCATCACAAACAAGTGTTTTACTTCCCCAAAAGGTTGATGTAACCTTACCAGGAGCTGCAGGTGATGCTGTTGGAACTTCAAACAAAACGTTCTGACGAGGAGCGATAGCATACCTTGTTGCAGGTGGATCCCCCATTGGGACGCCAGTGGGGAGTTGAAGATCAATGTCTTCAAACCAAGCAAAAACAGAAAGTGAAGCATCAGAAATTGTCAATGGTGAAAGAACAGTGAGAAACAAATCTCCCATAGTTCCTTCGCCAGAGGTCAAACAATAGTGAGACATAGGTGCACAATACGGAATTGTAAATTCCGCAGGTTGACCTGATGCAACATCTAATTCAACACCAGGATATCCGGTTTTGCAAGCTAAATTATCAGCAGCAAACTGTGTTCCTGAAGCAAGTTCATAGGGTGAAAACCAAATCCAGAGCTTGCCTTGTGAGAATGCTTGGGCATTCACCATGACCCTAACCTTAACATTGGCACGAAAGTAAGTAAAACCTTCTAGCTTCTTAACAATGTTTTGAGATCTATTCAAAATTGCTGAGGGAAAAGAAAATACTGAATTTGCTAAAGATTCAGTGGGCGGTTCATTCCTATTCTTTGCAGTAGACCACAAAGAACTAGAATTAGTGAGCAACACTGGTCTAGACAGAACATCAAGAATTCCATGATTTCTGTTCTCTTCAGCAAACGACTTCCAAGGGGAAGAAGAAGCTGGCATGAGCTTTGCTCCTGATACAACTGGTGTATCATCAGCAAATGTTGTGATTTGATGTACCTCATTGGCCATCATAGGATCATTATTTTGTTCCATAGCAATCAACGTAGTTTGAAAACTCCTTAAAGTTTGATTAAACTCTAAGTGAAAATTTGTCGGATTAGTAGCCTATATTTTAGAACCCACACACCAATCAATATAATTTAAATAAATTATGGTTCTAACCTACAAAACGAATCTAAATTACTAAAATTGCAGGTCAACTTTGGACCGGGCTTTGCTGTAAGATTTTTAACGACAATTTAAATCTAACCCCTAGCCAAAGATTGTACAATATTACATCATCATGCCATAGGACTCACTAAACTTCATTGCATATTCATCATATGTAAGAAGTTGTGGTTGCCTATTCATACATTCAATGCATGCACGCCTAATTAAGTCAACACTTCTTTCAAACACTTCTCTTCCATGAAGAGAAAGTTCCATTGCAGAAGTCTGACAATTAACAGCACATGCTTCTTCAACATCAAGTTCACCACGAATCCAATTAACCATTTCCATGCAAACACCATATTCAAGTGGTGCAGTGTAGAGAAATCGTTCAGGATCCCAGTGAAACTTGCGTTTCAAAAATGAAACATCTTCAAGTTTGCGACAGGCAAGTGCATTCTCAGCACTATTCTTCAATTCATCAGTATATTCCATTCCAATGGTTGCAAAAACTTCAGAAAGAGTATGTTGATTGTACCATTCAATAACACTTGGTGAAATGTTAAGAACATTATCATCCCCATAGGAAATCATTGCAACATTTTCTCGGAAATCCTTCATCGTCACAATTTTTCCAACCTTCTTTGCGCACAACATAAAAACAATTCTGCAAACAACAGAGTTGTACAACGAATTCAGCACAGCGGTTAGAGGGTGACCAGAAGGATGTCCATGAGTCCACAAATAAAGGTTATCCCTTTCAACGTGAACTGAGTTAATCAATTCCTTCCACATGATACGACGAATCTGTGCATTATCTGCACCATCATCATACCAAGTAATGATAAGTTCTCCAATTTCAGCAAGAATCTGCAGGATCAATGTTCCATCAAAATTTCCAAAGTCTCCAGCAACAACATGCTCACCTTTCTTTTTCAAATGTTTTGCCAAATGTGTCCAATCATATGAATATGGATTGATACCAACAGCAATTTCATTGTCAATTCGATTTTCAGCAATATGTGCACAGAAACCAAGGAAATACTTTCTAAAAGCAATTACAAAATCCATTGGACCAGCTGCAAAGACTCTAGTCTTACCAATTGCAACCTTTTCAAGAGGTCTCCTTTCATCCTTAAGGGTGTCAATCCAAACAGTAGGATATCTCTCATTGCGTAATGCCATGGCCTCACGCTCTGCAATGGCCCTTTCAAGGTCAGGATGCATAAAATATGCATCTCCTTCACCAGAAGTCCATTTTGATTTACCCTTACCAACTTTTTCCTTAACCCATGGATACCCAGGAGAAGAACCTCTATTCAAAGGATTTGAAAATTCATCATCCAGCACGCCAGTTATGGATTCCATATTTGTCAAGACACGTTTGCGTGTTCGATCATTTGTCTGAATCATATTCAAAACATCATTGCAGGCAATCTTAATCAATGTGGGATCCATATATGGCGGTATCTTTCCAGTCTTTTTCAATCCTTTGAGAACAGGGTCAATTGTAGTTCCATCCTCCAAAACAACTCTACGGCTCAATTTAGATGGTGCCGTGATTGGTTCCAATACTTTGCCATAAATTGGAGAGTGCCTAAGAGCTGTTTTGGTTGGTGATGCAATCAAGATCTGAGATTTCATAGCAGGTGTGAAATCACCATCAGGTGTTTCAGAAAGTTCACCATTTTCCTTCTCAACTGAAGATAAATCAAACTTGATTTGTGCTTCTAGTGGTATATCTACCAATGCAGCTTGAATATCTTCAACATTGATGGGAATTGCATAACCTCTTCCTGCAGCATCACCAGCAACATGCATTCCAATGATTTTCTTTGGCAAATAATTGGACATCAAAACCAAAAATGAGCCACAATCACCATTTGTTGTATACATGGTATACTGATAATGTTGGCGCATTTTACGTTTTCCTGTAACACTGTTTTTATCTAGATAGATAACCTCATTGTCAACTGCTGAAACATTTGCAAAGCGTTGGTTAAAAATTGCTTTGTCTTTGATAACAGTTGGTGTTACTAGCATAGAAGGAACACTATTGAATTTTGACATTGTTTCAGAATCTGCCAAAGAAGACATGATGTCTTGATGATCATGAACATTACTTGGAAAAATCAAAATCATCATATCCTTATCCTCACCATCGCGATATTTCAATTCCTGAAATCTCAATGAAGAGATTGGAAGAATATATCCTTCTGGTTTAAAAGGTCCATCAATCTTAATTTCACCCCTTGCTTTTTGAGAAAGCAAGGGTGCAAGATGTGCAACTGTAACAGCTGTACGACCTCGGATAAAGACACAATTAACATGTTGTTGCCAAGTGTCAGCTGGTGTCAAACGGGTGGAAATCATGTATGTATTAGCATACACTTTCCTGCTCAATGTCATTGCATTTGGATCTGTTGCTAGTTCGGCAGAAATGTTGTTTGTCTTATGAAACTCCTGTGAACACTTTTGTTGGTAAAAATAATCATCTTCAACATGATGTTCAGCCATTACTTCCTTGAGAAACTCATCATATACTTCTGTTTTGATTATTGGTTTATGTGTTGTAACACTGTCACCAGATTGAAATTCAGTCTTAATGATAGCTTTGTGCGTTGTCACACTATCACCTGATTGAAATTCCGTCTTAACAACATTTTTATGTGTTGTAACACTGTCACCCGATTGCAATTCAGAAGTAGCCTTACAACGAGCGCAATAATGATGAGGTTGAATCTTCATGGAAACTTCAGGAGTATGAATCACATGTTCATGAAAGAACTTCATTCCACACTTTTCACAAATGTGTGGATGTTTAATTCTTTCACCAATCATCAATCCTTCATGCTCATGAGATAATGCTTCACAATTAAGCAACTTTTCCCTAGCATCCAAATAGTCAAGCTTTGCCTTACGATAAAGAGCAATCTGTCTTTGCAATTCATTGTCACGTGAGATAGCCATTTCTTTGTGAGTTTCATACATTCCCCAACCAAACAAGCCAATTGCAAAAGAAAAGAAAGTTGAAAAAACAATAATCAATCCATGATCATCCTTTTGAAGCCATCTGAAAACATCATCAAGCCAACTAACACAACTATTCTTAAAAGAAGTAATTGTGTTCATCAATTTTTCTTGTACCTTTGAAATTTTGGTACGATGGTAAATGTAAAATGTACAAAAATCATCATAAATGAAACCAAATCGATGATTGGATTGTTGAATGGCAAATTGAATGAAATCCAATTCAGAACCAGATTGAAAACCATAAGATTCTTTTTCAATAGAAGGGTGCCAACACTGCTCATTCAAACACTGATACTGACCATTACGGAAAAAGTCAATTGCTGTTTCAGGATTTTCAAGAATATGTTTGTAATTTGGATTTGCAAAAACAAGTTGTGTCTTAATTGTGAGAAAGCTAACATGTCTTGCAAGAAATTCCAAAACCTTAGACCAATTACCTTGAACCGTTTCAAGTGCTCCTTCAAGAGCATCTCCAAAATCATCAAATTTGCAATTGTGTTTGCCATAAGAATATTCATTCAAAAGTGAAATATAATTTACTTCTTCATCAAATGTTCCCTTATGACATGTACATTTCCAACGCTTAGCATTGTCAAGTGCTAATTTTTGTGCTGTTTTTGGAAAGTTGGGTACACAGTTATAGTCCAAAGCATCATGGAAAACTTCCTCATTAGCTTGAGCCTCAGGCATTTTACCCTCAAACAAATCATCCAAGGTGTAATGCTTCATTGGTTGAATGCGAACTTTCTTGTCAAGTTCTGTCTTGATTTTTGCAATATCAACTGTCAATGGAACCTTCATATATTCAGAAAGAATCCCTGTAAGTTCAAAATGACGATTCATCTTCCTTGCATATTCTTTGCAAATAATGGTACGCAATGATTCAAAAGAAATCCAAACAGGTGATGGTTGATTATTCATCCAAAGACGAACCTCATAAATTTCAGGAACAAGAGGAGATTGAAAATGTTCAACAACCTTCTCTGTATCCAATTTTGATTCATTGGGTTTTCGCCATTCTTCTTTGACACGCACTTCAACAGAAACATCAATACGTCGCATAAAAGCTTCTTTAGAAATCAAAGATTCAATTGCGTATTCACGACAATTTGATGACAAAATAACACATTTTGAAGAAAAATATGTTTTGTCTTTTTGTTCCAAAGCAGCCATATGCAAACACATTGGTGCCAAATTACCAAAGCGAATCATTTCCATAAATTCAGTATTTGGTTTTGCTTGAGAATCACGCAATTGACCAAAATCATCATAAAGAACAATCAACTGATTACGATAGCCATCAAAGAATTCTTGTTCAACATTCCTAGGATAAATTTGATTAGCCCAATCTGCTGAGGCAGTGCCATCACCGCCACAAAGCAAATCTTCACATTTCAAAATGTCTCCTGAAAGTAGGTACATCATTCCTGATTTTCCGACACCCGATTGTCCCCATAATTGAATGATCAATGGTTCAACTTTTGGTCCTGAGCAAAATGCTCCACTCTTTGAAACCTTCTCATTAAGAGCTGCAATACTTCTTTGACAATTTTCAATAGAACGGCGCATTCCCATGTCTAATTTCAAAACAGCACTGCGTGCTGAAATGGTAAGACCCTGCAAATACAGTCGTTCAATTTGACGACAAAGGATTGCATCAACTTGAAGTCTCTCAAGAACATCATTTGAACAAAGTCTATTGCATTCAATAAACCATTCTTCAACTCCATCAATGTATTTCTTAGCTTCTGAAATATTTTTAGGATAACCAACAAAATATTCATATGCATAATCATACATCCATTCCAAAAGTTTGGAAAGTCCTTTCCATGAATTATCAAAGGCTCGAATCAAATTTCCAAATTTAGTTGCACTTGTAACAAATTCATCGACAGTGGAAGCTTTAGGTACACTTTTCAAGAAAATTGCACCAATCAAAATAGAAATCACAGTTCCTAAAGCTGAAACAACATCTTTGGACCAAAAATCATCATCACCTTGTGCTCTTGGTGTAAAAGCTGCAAACAAAATTGGTGCAGCAGCACACATTAAACGACAAGCATCATGCGCATTTTCAATTGGAATATTGCAGGTCAAAAGAAAATCCAAAACAACCAATGAAACAACATTCAAAGACCAACCTGCTGTGTGACAAATGCCAATTTTTGTGATAAAAGAAATGATCTTTTTAAGATTATCTCCAGTAAAAGTTTCATTAGCAAATTTAGTCATTGCAGCAATAACAGGTTGAATGTCAATTTCATGCTTGACAGTAAAATCAAAGAGGCCTTGTGCTTCGGGCATAAACTGTTTCCAAGAAGTAAAGTTTCCCGCATGACATTGTTATGTCTACGATTCAAATCAGCCACAATGGGATTAGAAGACTTGAATTGCCACCATCTCCTGTCACATGAATCGATCATAGACTCAATGTTACCAAAGATCCTTGCAAAATCCCTTTGATTATAATCCAAAATGACTTGCCTTTTACCAATTGGGAAATTAACATTAAAAATCCGTGTATGTGCACTGGAAGGTTTTTTTTCCCAACAAATCAACTTACCACGAACTGAAAGAAGTTCAATAATAGAACAATCGAAATGTTGTGTAGTCAAAACCTTCCGAGTCAATCTCCTTTTGTTTGCAGAATCACTGGTTTTCCACCATTTCTCAAATTGACCATAATTCCAATGATGTGAACAATTGTTACATTGTGCACTTGGCAAATCCTCATTTTTGTTGGCGAGTGTTCCATCAGCCAAAACGATGAAATTTGAAAATTGGTGCCAGGAACCATCCTTGTGATCAGTTCGGCAATGATTAATTGCTGCTTCCATGCTCTTAAATTTAAAAGCACATTTTGCACAAAAAGATGGTTCCAAATAGACACATTTGTGTCCTTGAAGTGGTTCCAAACAGAAGCATAACAGTTCTGTTTGGCCCATACAACCATTGTTCTTAGTATGGTTGTAAAAAGCAACTTTAGACTTGAAAGTCAAATTACACAAAGTGCACTTAACTTCATTAGAATAAAGTTGAACAAGTCCATGACTTGTAAGACAATCAACAGCGCAGTAAAGTTTTGAATTGGACATTTTGAGAGCTTTATCAATAACTTTAATTGTAACCATATGAAGAATTAAAAATTTTAAAATGGTAGCAGTTTATGGTGGTAAGTAAACTTGCTTCCAGAAAAACTCGGAGACTAACGCTTACCAACGTCATAAAACATTATTTATTAGCTGTGGAAATGTATATGTTTAAAACCACTTTGACAAATATACTTGCCCACATCATACTGAAGTACTTTACACGTATAGTTAAAAGATAGAGGCATGCTTTTGGCCAGAGGGCAGATTACTAGTCTGTTATCCCTCCTTTTGTCTGCATATCTCAAAACGACGCTTCAACCCTCGGATAGGTACGTATATTTGCTAATTACTGTATGCATTTTTATCACTTGGTAATAACTGTCAATTATAACCAAGCCCCGTTCAGAAACGAGTATTTTATAATTTTATATAAAAACATATATATATTTTAATAGCTAAGGGGCTTTTCGCACTAATAAAACATAATACAATAATTAAATGAATGGTCTTAAAACCAACACAAAAATTTATACTTCTTACGCGAGTAATTGTCGATCGAGTTCTAGCACATCGATAGCTGCTCATAGTGGCATTTCATTCCTTATCAAAAAGAGAATGCTATGAATATAAATTAGGTGTAAGGTTTTAAGGCCTTAC